AGACCACCATAGCGTTTTTCCCATACGATTGCGACAAGTGTGTCCGTGCCAAGGCAGGGTTATGCAACAAGTGTGTATATCATCGTGAATCAACAGGCGATCTTAGTGATGATGAACGTAAATGGATAAAGGAAAACGATACATGGAAAGGATAGTCTATGTCGGTAAGGAAAGCCACTAATTTGACGGTAAGGAATAAAGAAAGGGAAAGGCGTGTAAGGGAAATAGAGGAAGAGGGAGTATTTGATTATTACCATAAATTTACTCCTGTCCAGTTGTACAAGTACCTTTCGCCTCTATGTAGTATTGATGCGTTACGGGTATTACGTTTGTGTGTATTATCCGCACAGAGGGGAGATAATATGATAACGTTGAAGTTTATAAGGAGGCAACTGAAATATAAGCCTAGGCGTTCTGTTTTTGATTCATTGATAAATGCCGGATTGATAATAGAACCAGTTCCTAATGTTTTTTCCTGTACGGTGAAGGTGAACGAGTATTCTCATATATTAAGCATGATGCGTATTGATGATAATGCTCCCGATGTCGTAGATGTGGATGATTTGAATTGTTACAAAGTTGTAGCAGAGGATAATATTAGTTACCGTGTTGTTAGCAAACGGGGTAGTGTTATAAAGAGTTTCGCTGAAAAGAGTGAAGCGAGCAATTATCTTGACGAACTGTATTTCCCTAAAGGTGAAGATGGTGACGTGGAAGTATTGTCAAAAGAGGAAGAGGAAGAATTAACTGTTTGATTAACAATTTTTATTATTGTTTTCTGTATTAGTTTATTTTTTAATATTACTTTTGTCGCATGAGATATTGCTATGATAAAGAACGGTATGATTATCTTGTCAACGAGATTTTAAAATGTGGCAAGATACTTAAAGAGAACACCACTAACGGTAAGGAAGTTAGCTGGAAGGTTTTCTGGATAAGGGTGGACGCTCACAAAAGAAGGCTGTCCGCAATGAGAGAGTTGGACAAGATTAAGGAAGAAAAATATAAAAAATAAAAAAATGGATTTAGTATTAAATTGTAAAGTAAAGAAAGTAGGTCAGTTACAGACTGGTACAAGTAAGGCAGGTAATCCTTGGCAAAAGAGAAATTTTCTCGTTGAGGAAATTGGTTCCATGTATGCCAAAGAGGTGTATTTCTATGTAATGGGCAACCTGTGTGATCTTCAATTGAAAGAGGGTGATACCATTACTGCCCATCTTGAAATCAGAGCAAGAGAATACCAGGGTAAATATTACAATGAAGTTGGGTGCTTTAAGATAGATATGCCGCAACCAGCACAAGCACCTGCACCTGCTCCATCACCTGCACCTGTCCAGCCTGAAAGACGGGATGATTTACCCTTTTAGTATTGCAATGCTGTCCGAAATGTGTGATTTTTGCTTGTATTGATCAAATTCTTGTTTTTGTTTGCGGATGGAGGTTTATCTTTTTTGCCATATTTCGGGTTTTCCTCCATCCGATTTTATTAGTAGTTATGAAACGAATAAAGAGTGAATATCCTTTAGCTGATATATTTAATTTTGTGTTGGGCAAGTTATCCGTTTTGGAATCTATTTCTAAGCCTGTAACTTTCTCTTCCCGTGATAATGCTTTACCTGCATTGTATTATGATGTTGTTTTGTATGAAAAGTATTTGAATGATACAATGTCTAAACTTATGGGGTGGATTGATGCTATCAATCAATACAAGTCTGTTGGCTATGATCATTATAAGTTTGTTGAGATGAAAACAAATGAGTATAAAGAAACATGGACTTTTGATTCGGAAGATGATATCCCATATTTTTCTTTTAAAAGTTGTTTGGTGTGTGAAGATTATAGGGATATTGTCTTGGATTGCTCTGATGATGACATTACAAGCATGATGAATGTAGTTAGTCTTATGATCCGTTTTGATGTATGTGAGTTCTTCAAAATTCCTTCATACAAAATTGATGAAGATGGAACTATACATGAGAGAACTTTTGCAGACAAGGAGATGGATAAGGCTTCAAACAGCGTGATGATTGATGATGTTCGTTCTACTATTATTCATGTTAACAGGAAGATTCATTCTTTGGTTGACTACATAAAAAGCATTGACGAGGATAAATTTGATGAGAGCGTTGTAGCAAAGATAGAAAGAGATGTAAATGCTATACTTTATTTAGAACTAGGAAACAATTAATTCACAATATTTATTATCTTTGTGGTAATTTTGTCACCGTTTAAGATCACTAAAACAATATTTGTCTTTAGACTGTTGCTTGGATTTTAATTATTTTCATGAAAAACGAGTAGGGGTGGTATAGTCCTCTTCATTTATACTATAACCACCCCTTATTTATTAGGAGCGTATAATCAGTTAAACACTATGTATATAAAGAATTTGTTTAAAATGTACAGAGATTGGAGAAATAGAAAGTTTGTGGAAAAGATAAACAAGGTCTATTTCAAACAAGATAATGACGGCAATCTTTTTATGGAAGGAAGCCTGTATGTTTATGGGAAAAACAACGGTGTAATTTCATCATGGGTGGATAAGTCACTTGATGATGTCAAAAAGTCTATATCTGACTTGCCATGAGAAAAAAAGAACTTCTTAAAAAAATGAGAGAATATCAGTCTTGGCGGAAAGGTGCTGATATTCCCATGATGCCACCATCCGAAGTC